TAAGCTTGGCATAACCACTAGGACTATCTAATTCAACATGAGTGCGTATATGTTTCCTTAGCTCATCTTCATGCTTTGGAAATCTTTTTATAATAGGTTGCAAAAACTTAGTAGGACTATGCATTTTATTATTTGATTCTTTTGCCTTTTTTACAGCAACCCCGTCTGCAAATTTACTAAAAGTTTTAATCATATTAAGTCTGCCCTTTTATTGCGTTATTTTATACTATTTATATGTTTTAGCAAATCGTCTTTGTTCGTTTTACCTGTTCGGATAGAAAATTCTAATGCAGATTGCATTGCATCGCCAATCGCTTTACCTTTAAATCCAGCTTTAGCTGCGTCTCTACCATCTATCGGCATGTCTTTTACTGAAATATATTTTATACCCTTTAGTCTACTCGACAGCGTTTTAGATCCTTTTGCGGATAAAAATGTGTCTATAGCTCTAACATCAACACCTTTGGCATAGTTTGCAAGCTCAACATTATTCATACCTTCTTTCCAATCTACGACATTTTGGACAATTTTTGCATCCGTATTCGAAAGTCGTATGACTGTTTTGCCAGTTGTACCTGCTTTGTTTCCGTAGTCGCTAAGTAATATTCCCATGAATACAGCAAAATCGCTTTTGCCGAGAGCGTCTATTGTTTTCAAATCGTTTGATTTTAATTTAATTGATTTAAATATATGTTTCATCAAACCAGAATCGAATAATATTTTTACACCAATACTAGGTTTCTTAGATTTGCTGAAAAGCTTTTTAAATTCTTCTTGGAATCTATCTGCGGAAATGGTAGAGATAGTGCTTGCTCTTTTCTTCATTTCCTTGTATGTCTCTTTTTCGATAGTAAAATCAAATCTTGATGCAAACTGCACCGCTCGAAACATTCTGAGAGGATCATCCTCGAACGAGGTTGGACTGATCATGCGGATTTGCTTATTCTTTATATCCTTCATGCCCTTACCATCAACATCTATTATCTCGCCAGTGTCAATATCTTTCGCTAGTGCATTTATCCAAAAATCGCGTCTTAGCTGATCTTGCTGTAGTGTAATGCCTTTTCCAAGCTCTACTTCAAAGTCTTTATGACCTGAGCCTGTGCTTTTTGAGTCAATTCTTGGCACAGAAATATCTACATCCTCAGCTTCAGTAGAGCCTGTAGGAATAAATTTTAGAATACCGAACGACTTGCCTACCATGTTGACTTTACCATGAGGCTTTAGAATTTTTTCTATATCATCCAACTCGATTCCAACAATGATAATGTCAAGATCCTTAGATATTTTACCTATCATTTCATCACGAACAACACCACCTATTTGATAGATTTTACCACCAGCTTTTTTGATTGCNTTTCGTATCTGCGTTGACAGAAGGTCATCAACCATACTTTCATTCAGATGAGATANAAAACTTTTCATGGTTTATTCCTTACCAGTGTTGTACATCTGGATATCTGACAATTGCTCTAATTGCTCTTACGGCTAGCTTTGCTGTCGGATCACCCCTATCGTATAATACAACCTCTGTACCATTTACAAAATCTGATACATTCACACCTTTGCCTATAAGAGACATGGTTCTGTGTAAATAATCATTTTCGTCGTAATCATTTTCAAATCCTGCTTTGCCTCGAACCTCAACCCACTTACTGCCTGGTAATGGTCGAATCCTTAGGATACCCATCTTGCCTTGCCTGATATAGGTCAATGCATAAGATTCTTTTTTCTTACGTTGATTTTTCGTCAATTCAGTTATAAACCTAGTAAAGGATTTCATACTGTTTTTCCTTTCACATAAGGTTTTATAATAGTTTCGATGTTTTTTATAATTTTCTTATGTGTAGGACTAAGATCCTTACGATCAGCTTTTACAGCGTCTAACGCTAGTTTTGTATCCCCAGCATATTTCTTTTGCCAAGATGCTGGTTGCTTTGCAATATCGGATACATTTGCTAATCTATCAGCGAGTTTAATAACAAGCGCCCAGCTTGTCATGTTGACCATTTTGCCTTTGATATATTCACCTTTGCCGCCGGCAGCTTCAAGGTCGTCTTTCTTAGTTGTCAATTGATCAACTAAATTTGCAACTAATCCACCAAACTGTTTGACCAAATCATCGTGCGACAAGTCAGTGTCCTCTAACGTATCGTGCAGATATGCAGCTTGAACCAGTGCAGATAGATTTGAAGATTTAGGTTTGAATTTTGCGACTATCTTCGCAACTTCTTTTGGATGAGCAATATATCTACCACCACTTTTTCTAAACTGTCCTTCGTGTGCTTTTGTAGCAACTCTTAATGCACTTAGGGCGCTTTCATTAAGCATATGAGACTTAAAAGATTTCATATCTTTTTTTCCTTGACTGATTCTATTTCTTATATTTAGACTAACATGCTAATCTAATTATGTCAATAGTAGATTTACTTTTTTCCGATGTTATATTTGGGACACAATTCCCAATTTACTTTTTCTTTAAAAGGAATAATCTTAATCTGTCGCAGAGGTGCCATAATTTCGGCTGCCTTACCATTAACTAAAGTAATCAATCCCCAATCAGAAATGAGTGTCGCTATAGTGTTTCTTCTGGCAACATCGCTTTCTTCAAGGTTAGATTTTTTACCATCTAGTAGAAATAGTTCCTTAAAATGTACTATAAAGTATCTACCCTGCTTATGCAGAATATGACACGATTGAAATAATTTGTTCTCTTTTCTACTCGAAACACCAATCCTAGTTAAAGTTTCCCGAACCTTCAGAAAATCGTCTGGTTCGTTTAAGGTAATCTCTAACATGGATTCAGGGGTCCAAGCAACTATATTTGATTCATCCATTGTCAACTCACTTTTTTTCTTATATTTTCATTACATGACAATGCTATTTATACATTTTAAGAATTTACGTTATCGCGCTTTTTTACCACCTCTACTCAACTTTTGTTTAATATGGTCCAAATGCTCTTTAGAAATAAGAGATAGCACTTCTTTAGCACGAGGATTTGAGTATCCGTAATACTCTTTGATTAGCTCTAAGTTTCCGACTTTCTCTGCTTTGAACCACTTAGAAAATCGTTTACGTTTTCTTACCATATTATTCAAAAAGTCGTACTGCATTCTAGCAGGAATGGTATGGTTAATATTCATTTGATTTGCAATACCAATAGTATCGTGAAAATAAGATAAACCTCGATTTACCATCCAGCTGCTATACGCTTTTTCCGCTAAATCGTCTACCATAATATCGTCTTTTTTGATATTGATTGAATTTAAATAATCAAAATGATTCATTATAATGCCTCTATAATCGTCTGCATACGCATCACATCCATCACAACATCGTGCCTAGCATCATGCGCTATGAATTTTTCTTTGCAGCCGTCCGGAATATAACTGTTTCTTGTATTTGATCCATATAAGAGACCGTCAAGATATGATCTTGTATCGCGTACCATCCAGAAAGGATACGGAATAGCATTTCCTGTTTCTTTTAAGATGCCTTCAAGAATAGGAATATCAAATGTGTTGCCACGAGTGAATACAGTCTTTAGATTATTCATGTTTACATTTATTACGAAAAAGTTATACAGCTTGTCAATAGATTGATCAATACTAGGATCAGGATCAAGAACTTTTTTAGCTTCAGGACCTTGCGTATTCCACCAATCTAATGTACCTTTCTGAATTTTTCTATCATATTTCTTAACTTGCTCAGTAACATCAAATTTCATATATTTTGTATTTTCTAGCAATTCCTCATAAGTATAAGGATCATTGCTGAATCTACCACTTGTATATGTAAGTAATCCTATAGATAGGACAACACCTCTATTGACGTCCGAAGAAAGAGTCTCAAAATCAAAAATTACGCAATCATCTGCTGACATTATAGCCACTCCACATTAGACATTAATTCTGTTAAACAAGCTACCGTATTGATTTCTGCATCGGCAACAAATGCATTTTTATATTGATAATCTGCAAGAATAAGAACAACAGCAGGTAAACTCGTTGGCTTAACAGTAGCAGACATTTTATCATAAATGCCGCGAAAAATAGCACTACTGTCAGTATCCATATTATTTGCAACCCAGATACGCATTTTCTTGAAATCTTTATCTTTAAGCAGTTTTATGAGAGTACTAATTTCATCCATGCCAGAACTACTAGAACTACCAGCACTAAGTACACCGCCGATAGACCGTCTCTGTACTTCATTTAATACCCTTCTCCAGTCAGGAGCATGTTTCAATATAATTTCGCCAACATCAGGATCGTTATATTCAACACCCTCAGTCTCTAAAATAACTTTCAATCTTTTCATAAACTGACTAGCTAATGATGCCATAGCTTTTTTAGATGTATTGAAGTCATATACACCACACCGAGAGTGTAAAGGTTCAATGATGCGGTTTTTAAAATTACAAGTTAGAATAAATCTACAATTATTAGAAAATTCTTCAATGAAGCCGCGCAGTGCTGGTTGTGTAGATTGTGGATTTAGATAATCTGCCTCGTCGAGAATAACAACTTTGTATCCACCCTGTAATGATACTGTTGATGCAAACTGTCTAACTTTACCACGCAAAGTGTCGATATTACCCTCTTCACTTCCGTTGATTACTAGATAATCTAAATCTAGCATTTTACATATAGCTTTTGCTGCCGTAGTCTTACCACAACCCGCTGTACCAGAAAATAACATATTTGGTATTTCACCAGTTTTTATCACTTCAGTCAAAGTGTATTTCAAATCTTTTGGCAAAATAGTTTCATCTATCGTAGTCGGGCGATACTTTTCTACCCATAGGAATTCATCACTCATCTAATATCTTTCGCTTTTGTTCATCATATAATAACACATTAGTTGCCTAATGTCAAGTGGTAAGGGAGAGCAAATGCTCTCCCCAACTTTATTTTCATTCTTCAGCTTGCTCTTGTTTATAGTTTTCTACAACCTGCACTCCCTGCGTACATTGATCACGCAACTGACCGATAGTTGAAAGTTCTTCTCCTCTAAAACCACCGCGTTGTGTAACTGTGTCAATAACAGCAATAGCACTCCGCGAAATTTGATTCATAAGGTCATATGCTTTTTTATGTGGATCTTTATCAGCCATTTTTAATTTACTCTCCGTAAGTTGATGTTTTTTCAAGTGCAATCCAATATTGCAGTCCGTTCTCAGTATTAGTTAGTTTTGAAATTAGTTTAGATGAAATTTCAACATCATAAGTCCCTGTAAGAATTTTAAGATTATTAATATTATACACGAATTTATATGTAGCAATATCAGAAGTGGCAGGGATATCAATAGAATAAGTATTTGCGGTTGCGTTCTCTAAAGTGGTTACTGTCAATTTAGCAAGACCGTCACCACCATCTTGAATAACTAATTCTGAATGTCCAAGAGCGCTGGCAGCCGCCTTGACATTTCCAAGTGTGTTTTCGTCTAGTGTCAGTTTAATATTGCCTTCTGGCATTCTAACATCTTTAGTGGTTTTTGTGAGCATTTCAGTATCGGAAAAGAAATACTTGATATTGGAACGACCTGAAGAATCTCCGACAACGCAATGCTTATCAGCAAATGTAAGTTTTGGCTCATCTACTAATCTCAGTACGCTAAGAAATTCACTTAGATCGTAAATACCGAACTCTTGTGGAAATGTTTCTTCAACCGTGACTTTAGCCAAAATGTTTTTTGCTTCGGAAATAGTTCTAATCGTTTGACCTTCATCAATAACAATATTACTATTGATCGAAGCAAAATTTCTGAGAATCTCAATTGTCTGTGCAGATAGTCGCATAATATAGTCTCCATTGTGTGTATCTGAATTATTATATCATAGTTTATTTGTATTGTCAACCTTTTATTTTAGCTTACTGAAATTTTTATCTTTGTAAAATTCCAGCTTTTCTTCAAATTTTCCATCTAGTATTTCGCCTTTATGTGATATAACAAACACGTTAGTATCATCGTCAAGAGTATAGAGTATTTTCATAAGATTGTCAACCCCATCATGGTCCAATGATGAATCAAATGTTTCGTCTAATATCAATAAGTTTGTAGCTACAGAATTTTTCATCTTAGCTATTTGACGCCAAGTGAATAATAGTGCCAGGTCGATACGCTGCTTTTCTCCTTCAGAAAATGAATCATATGAAAAAGCATCACGATGGCGAGACCGAATAGTTTCTTGAAAGCTTTCGTCTAGATCGAAATGTACGAAAAAGTCTAGAACTTGCAAATATTTGTTTACAAGATTATTTATAACCGGAAGATATTCCTTAATAACTTTAGTTTTAATTCCAGTATCTTTTAACATTTCCGTCATAACACTGTTATAAAGCATATTTTCGTTCAATTCATATCTATCAGAATTTATGTTTTTCTGATTATCAAACATATCATTTAATTCAGTATTTGCCTTATTTAAATCACCGGACGCGCTCTGTTTCGAATTTAATTCATCTTGATAAGATTGTATTTGTGTTTGCATTCTAGCAATCGCATGACCATTAGATGATATGGTCGACAACTCTGTTCGGATCTTATTTGCTAAATTAGTGAAACGCTCAATAGTTTCTTCTACAATAGCAGACTCTTTAGAGCCTTGTTCCATAGCTTCTTTTAGTTCTTTAGCTTTTGATTGTGCTTCCGCAAGATTCGTGTCGCGCAGTACACTATCAATATCTTGAGTACATGTTGGACACGTTTCGTTTTGTTCATAAAATTTTGCATCTTTGACAAGTGCTTTTATTTTTGTCTGAAATTGCGCTTGGTATTGCAAAAGAACCTGTTTTTTATCATTAGCTTTATTCAACTCTGTTTGCATATTGGATTGATTTTCTTGGACAAATTCATCACATGCGACATTCTCTTTTTCTAATGTAGAGATATCCTTTCTAATATTCTCAATATCAGCGTTGCGCTTAGAAATAAATTCATCGTTCAATGATGTTATACCGTCAATATATTTCTTTTGAGTTGAAATTTTATTATCTAACAAGTCCAACGAATATTTTATTTCTTTTGACCTATCTCTTAGTACTGCATTTTTTTCTTTCAAAATGATGTTCATTTTTGAAAAGACGTTGATATCCAATAAATCTTCAATAACATCTCGACGGTGTTGGGCAGGTAGCTGCATGAAGGGAATAAAAGAGGATGAACCTAGAACGATGATCTGGTGAAACGATTTGTGGTTCAGCTTTAAAATGTTTTGCTCTAAGATTTTTTGATATTCTTTAGCATGTGATGATTGATCAACCATAGAGCCGTTTGTCCAAATCTCAAATGCGTTAGGCTTTATACCTCTCACAATTTTAAATTCATTACTGCCGACAGTAAATTCAACCTCAACGACACAATCTTTATTGTTTATGGAGTTTACTAGCTGCGGCTTGTTAATATTACGATGAGGTTTGCCGAATAAAGAAAATGAGAGCGCGTCAAGTAGCGTAGATTTACCAGCACCATTTTGTCCAACAATCAATGTGGACTTTGTTTTATTCAAATTTATCTCTGTCCAGTTGTTGCCCGTAGACAAGAAATTTTTATAACGTAATGATTTAAATACTATCAAGATATTTCCAATACTTGTGCTTCAGTTAAAAGATTTCTCATTTCAATTTTGATTCTATTTTTATCTAAATCTGTATCTACATTGTCTACATAGCTATCCAACAAAGTTGTCGTATCCTCTATAGAAACACCTTCATCACCAACTCTTTCTCCTATAAATTCTTCAAAGTTCTCTGCAATTTTAAGTTCGTGTATGTTCTTATTTTGTATTCTATCACATAATCTATCGAATGTAAAGGGGTCAGACTTATTTACTACAACTATTTTTACAAATTTCTCATCTAGGTTATCGACATTATATGACGTATAATCATGTTTGGTATCATCATAAACTATCTTTTCAAATAATGTGAATGGATTTCTAATAGCTTCTATTTCTCGGGTTTCAGTATCTAACACATGAAAGTGCTTAGGATCATGCG